CCAAGATTTAATCGTGGTGTTTATGATGCTTTAGATGGAACAACTCCAGGCGATGAAGCAAAACTCGCCATCGGTTTGGAGCCAGGCAAAGCATATGTTCGTGGTTACGAAATTACAAAGATTGCTACTGAATTTTTAACAATTAACAAAGCGCGTGATTATGCTGATGTTGCCAACATTAAGATTAATGCTACTGTTGGAAATTATATTTTAGTGACGAATATTCACAATTTACCAAGAATTGATACCTTCGCTACAGTCTCTTTATATAATCAATTGAATACTACACCTGGAGATTCAAACGGAACTTTAGTTGGAACAGCAAGAATTCGTGGTGTTGAATACCATAGCGGAACTATCGGTTCTACAAGCGCGATCTATAAAGTTCAGTTGTTTGATGTTAAAATGACATCAGGTTATAATTTTAATACTGATGTAAAACAAATTTATTTTAATGGCGGAACAACTGCAACAAGTTTTACTGCAGACATTTCTCCAGTTCAAACTTTATTAACTGGATCTGCTACTGCGTCAACCTCAACAACAATTACAGGCACTGGAACTTTATATGAATCTGAATTAGTTGTAGGTGATTATGTTTATATTGGATCTTCATCAATTACTCGCAGAGTAACTGCAGTTAATAGCAATACTGAAATTGAAGTTGATTCTAATGTTACTGCAACAGGAGAAGTTGTTTATAAGTTAACAACTGAGATTGTTGAACCAAATAACTCAACTTTATTATTCCCATTTCCTTATTCTTCTATTAGATCTGCGAGAGATTCTGGTGGAGCTAACGCAATTTCTTACACAGTCGCTCAAAGATTTACTGGAACTACTAACAGTTCTGGATTATTAACATTGACAGTAACTGGTGGTAACGATACTTTCGCATCAGAAGCAGACAGTGATAACTATCTTGTTATTCGTAATGACACTGGCGCTGTTGTTGCTCCATCAAGTATTACACGAGCAACTGGTAATACTCAGGTTCAAATTCAAACATCAGTTAACAGCACTGCAATGATTGTTTTTGCAGCAGTTAATAAAACTGGTACTGGAACTGAAAAAACCAAGACTTTAACAACAGTTAATTCTTTAACAAAAACAACAGCAGCAACTGCTACTACTAGAGAAATTTCTCTAGGTAAAGCAGACGGATATCGTTTGTTATCTGTTAAAATGGATACAGGTACATTTGCTTCACCAACTGGAACATATAGTATTGATATCACTGATCGTTATTCTTTTGATGATGGTCAAAGAGATTCATACTATGATGTTGCTAAAATTATTTTAAAAGATGGCGAGTCTGCTCCTACTGCTCCAATTTCTATAGCATACCAGTATTTCGCTCATAGCGGAAACGGAGACTACTTCACAGTAAATTCATACACATCAACTGTTACATACGATAGAATTCCTTATGGTCTAAGCGACTTTATTGATTTCCGTCCAAGAATTGATGACGCAGGTGCAGACTTTTCTAGCACTGGTTCTAGCGCATCGTTAATTCCAAAGCGTGGTATTGATGTTGAGGCAGATTTTTCTTACTATCTGCCAAAGAAAGAAAAGATTGCTCTTGATCTAAATGGCAATTTCTTTAATATTACAGGTGTATCTTCATTAGTTCCAGCAGAACCAAATGATCCTTCGACAGGAATGGTTCTTTATAAGCTGAACATGAACGCATATACTATTAGCCCATTTAGCGTAGATGTTGAAACTATTGACAACAAGCGTTACACAATGCGCGATATTGGTAGAATTGATAAACGTGTTGATAATCTTGAATATTACACATCCCTTTCATTGTTGGAGCAAGAAACAAAATCTTTAACCATTCCTGACGGTGACGGATTAGATAGATTCAAAAATGGTTTCTTTGTTGATAACTTTAGAAGTCAATTTGCTGGAAATATAACATCTCCAGATTGGAAATGTTCTATTGATATGGATGAAGGAATTCTTCGTCCATTCTATTCAATGAGTAACGTAAATCTTATTGAATTGAACACATTAGATGCAGATAGAACTACAGATGGATATCAAGTTACTGGTGACTTAGTAACTCTCCCATATGAGCATATCTCATTTATCGATCAACCATACGCATCTCGTTTAGAAAACATTAACCCATTTGCAATCTTCACATTCTTGGGTAGAACAGATTTAAATCCTGCATCCGATGAATGGATTGAAGTTGATCGCAGACCTGACATTGTTCGCGATGTTGAGGGTAACTATTCTGCGATGTATCAACTTGCTGAACAAGCAGGAGTTCTTGGAACTGCTTGGAATGCATGGCAAACAACTTGGAGCGGAATCCCAGCATCGAGAGGTGTTAGTACATTTACAGGTGGAAATAACTGGGCTAATGCAAGAGCATTAGCAAATGGTGCAACTTATGCTGGCTCTAGAGCAGAATTCAATGCCATATTTGGTGTAGGTGGTGGAAGTGGTCCAGCCCGTCAAGTTACTGCTGAGATATTTGCAACAGAAGTTGGTCAGTCTAGATCTGGTATCAGAACAACAGTTGCTGCAACAATCGATCGTCAATTGGTGAACGATAGAGTGCTTTCCACAGCAATTATTCCATACATCCGTTCTAGAAATCTACTGTTCACAACACGTGGATTGAAGCCAAATACTCAATTCTATCCATTCTTTGATGGAGTTGATATCTCTTCATACGTAACCCCAGCAACTAGAGTAGAGTTTACTGCAGTTTCTTCCTTCAGCACTGATTTCGATTCTACCGCAAACGCTGGTGGCAACTCTTCAGAAACAGCTAGACAAATTGGTGGAAATCCAGATGTTGCTTTGAACAAAGGTGACGTTGTTTATGTTGGAACTAGAAGTTCTACGAACTACACCAAAGAAACATCTCCAGCATATGGTGTGGTTGTTCACGAAGAAAATATTGACGGAACACTAGCCATTTATGTTGTTAATATTACAGGAACATTCACTGCAAACGATGTAATTATTGGTTCTATCTCAGGTGCTCGTGGTACTGTTGTTTCTACAGTGACAAATGCTTCACAGGGTGACGATCTAATTACAAATGCAGCTGGCGATTTGATTGGATTGTTTAATATTCCAAATACAGATTCAGTTCGCTTTAGAACTGGAACTAGAGAATTTAAACTGATTGATAACTCAACCAATAATCAAGCCACAGCAACATCTAACTCTAGAGCGCAGTATCGTGCTCAAGGAACATTGGAAACAAGAGAAGCTACATTTAATGCAGTTAGAAATGGTGAGATTGTTCAAGAAGCAGTATCAGAAAACAGAACAATTACGCAAATCACTTCTCGTGTTATTTCAGACACAGGTTGGTATGACCCACTTGCTCAATCTTTCTTGGTGCAGCAACCAGGTGGAGCATTCTTAACTAAGGTTGATATTTTCTTTGCAACTAAAGACGCTAACGTACCAGTTCAGTTGCATATTAGAGAAATGGTTAATGGATATCCAGGTAAGAACATTCTTCCTTTCTCTCGCGTATATAAATCGCCTTCAGAGGTTAATATTTCTACAAACACTGTGACTATAAATGGCGACACATATTATGCTCCAGATACAGCTACTACATTCACCTTCCCATCTCCAGTTTATGTTGAAGATGGTAAAGAATATTGCTTGTGTTTAGTTTCAGATTCAAATGATTATAAAGTTTGGATTTCTCAGCTTGGTGAACAAAATGCTGGAACTGAAAGATTTATTTCTGAGCAGCCATACGCTGGCGTTCTGTTTAAATCACAAAACGCATCAACATGGACTGCAGATCAAACTCAAGATTTGAAGTTTAAGATCTATCGCGCTCAGTTTGACACTAATGCTTACGGTGAAGTTGAATTTATCAATGATGTTATCCCAACTGTAACGCTTGAAACCGACCCAATCCAAACAGTCACTGGATCTGGCGTTATCCGTGTTTATCACAAGAATCATGGAATGGCAGCTGGTGATACTGTGACTATTTCTGGCGCTACAGCTACAAATGGTCTTACAACTGGTAATTTAAATGATGACCACACAATCGATTCAGTTGAGGTAGACTCTTATATTATTACAACAGCAGGAACTGCAACTGGAACAGGATTTGGTGGTGGGTCAGCTGTTAAGTCAACTCAAAACCTGCCGTATCAAACAATTCAACCAATCGTTGCTTATCAGAACTTTAGCGAAACTACTTTAGATTTCTTCATGAAGTCTACTACAGGAACTTCAGTTAATGGATCTGAAACTGCTTATAGCACTAGCGATTACTTTGGAATTGTTGCAAACGATAACAATTATCTAGATTATACATCTATCGTTGCGTCTCAAATCAACGAAACAGATAATATGTCATCAGACAAATCAATGTTCGTTAAGGCTAGATTGTACTCTACAAATGATTCTGTTTCCCCAATTATTGATATGGATCGCCTCTCAGCAATTCTCGTCAATAATAAGGTTAACAATCCAACACTAGCTAATATCAACAATTCAACATTAGACGTAAGAACTATCGTTTCTTCAAATACAAATGTGGCGTTTACTGCTTCAACAGATACAATTAGCTCTGCAGATAGCACTACGCAAGCTGCACTAAAGACTGTATCTGCTGGTAAGTATATTACAGTAACTGGTTCTTCAGTTTCTGGTAATAATGCTACATGGTTAGTTACATCAGTAGACTCTACTACTGGAACGATTACTGTAGATGGTTCATTGGGAGATGATCCAGCTGGCGATTCAGTTACAATTATTATCGCAGAAAGATTTGTTGATGAGATTGCTCCAGCGAATAGTTCTACATACAGCAAATATGTAACTAAGAAGATTAATCTGGCAAACCCATCAACTTACGTTAAAGTTAGAATGGCAGTTGATTTACCACCAAACGCTGGAATTTCTGTTTACTACAGAACTTCAGAAGTTGGATCATCTTCTAATTTTGAAGATTTAACCTATACTTTAGTTACTCCAGATGATAGTATTCCTCAAAATAATGATGGACAATTCTATGATGTTGAGTATAGTTTAAGTGACTTGGTACCATTTGATGCAGTTGGAGTTAAGATTGTATTTACTTCTACAAACTCTGCAGCAGTGGCTCGTGTTAAAGATCTTAGAATTATTGCTTGCGCATAATGAGTAATTTGTTAAAAGTCGAAGGTCATGATTCGCTGGTGAGAGATGTCACCAGCGGAGCGATTATAAATAAATCTGAGGCTGAATATACCAAGTATATTAAACAAAAACAAGCATTCCAGGCAAGAAAAACTGAAATGCAACGACAGGCTGAAGAGATAAATAATCTGAAGAAAGATCTTTCAGAAATTAAATCTTTACTACAAAAAATTTTGGAAAAATAAAGGTAGAGAATGGCTACAATAACCTTACGAGCAGTTAAAGGAAGTCCACTTACTAACAACGAAGTAGACGCAAACTTTAGCAACCTTAATAACGATAAGTTAGAATCTTCAGCGTATACTGCGTCTGATGTTTTAACTAAAATTAAAACTGTTGATGGATCTGGATCTGGTTTAGACGCTGACCTGCTTGATGGTCTAAATTCAGCGACAGCTAATACTGTATCAACAATTGTTGCTAGAGATTCTTCAGGAAACTTTGCTGCTGGAACTATTACAGCTGCATTGACTGGAAACGCATCTACTGCAACTACATTACAAACATCTAGAGCCATTAATGGCGTTTCTTTTAATGGATCTGCTGACATAACTGTTACTACTGCTGGAACAGGTATTACTGTTACAGGCACTCAAGTTGCTATTGATTCTACCGTTGCGACATTAACAGGAAGTCAAACATTAACCAATAAAACACTGACATCACCAACCATTAACACTGGCACTTTAAATAATGGCATTTTGACTGGTTCTTTAACTGCTGGAGGATCAACTGGAACTTCTGGCTATCTTCTCCAATCTACAGGAACTGGAGTTCAGTGGGCTTCTGCTACAATTTCATTAGCAGCTGGTTCTGGATCAGGTTCTGTTAGCACTGGCGGAACACTTACCATAAGTGGTACTACAAATAGAATTACTACATCAGCTTCAGGAAGCGAATATACGCTGACTACTCCACAAGATTTACACACAAGCGCTAACTTCCAGGTTAATTCTATTGGTGTCGGAACTGCAGCCTCTGGAACCACAGGCGAAATTCGTGCTACTAATAATATTACTGCATTCTATTCTGATGAACGACTAAAAGAAAACATCAAGCCAATTGAAAATGCTTTAGAAAAAGTAATGACTCTCAGAGGCGTTACATATAATTCTAATTCAATTGCAGAATCATTTGGATATAAAGATAAATCAGAGCAGGTTGGAGTTATTGCGCAAGACGTAGAAAAGGTTTTACCACATGTTGTTAAAGCTGCACCTTTTGATATCATTCAACTTAGTGAAGGTATCGAAATTTCTCGCTCAGGTCAAAATTATAAAACAGTGCAATATGAGCGCATTATTCCACTTCTAATTGAAGCGATAAAAGAACTAAATAAACAAGTTGAACAACTAAAGAATTCAAAGGAGTAAACTATGGCAGTTTCATTGGTTAGCACAGGAATTACCTTTCCAGATAGCACTACGCAAACGTCTAGAGCATCTGTACTTGGACCTGTTCAAATTGGTCCAAATCAAGCAGTTAACATAGGAGCAAACGTCGCATCTACTTATACTACTAGTGCTTGGCATGTTAATAATGCAACAGGAGCTGTACAGGGAGACGCTAATAGTGTAGTTCATTGCGGGTGGAGTATTT